ATCTCCTATAAACCCTCTCGGGAATGCTACTGTGAGTACGCATATGCTTAACTCACATCATTGTTGTTGTGAGGGCGAATAATCGCCCTCGATTAATTTATTTATGCCTCTACAGTAATACTTCCTGCAGCTGTACCACTTGAATGTGTTATTGTTGCGTTAGTAGTAGATGTTGCAACATCTTTAATTGTACCTGAGTTTAATGCTAATGAGTTAGCACCAATAACTAGAATATCACCTGCGTTTGTAGCAGCGTTTGCCGCACCAATTGCTAGTGAGAATACTAATTCGTTAGTACCAGTTCCTGAAGCATATGCTAATGCATGTGGTCCTCTTCCTGATCCTGAACCTTGGTTACCATTTGTCATTGCTAGAGTAGGTGTACCACCTGTTGTAACAACGTTTACTGGTTCATTAAATCTTACTCTTGCACTTAATGTGCCACCAGCTGATTTATCAAATGATGTTGAAATTAATTCTATTTGTGTAATATCAGCAGCGCCTAGGGAAGATGATAGTCCGCCTATAGCGACCAAAACTTCTTCGTCTGCTGAGGTATTGTCGTTTCCAGATGCACTTGATCCTGCTTCCCTTACCCAACCTTTTGTATTAGCAAAGACTTCTTTTTTCTCTGCTGTAGTAAGGTTCTTAGGTTTGGATTCGTCACTATCACTTGCTCCCCATAGTCCCATTTTGTTTCTCCTTATTAATAAGTTTAAGTTATATAACTTTAACTATTTATAACCTAACTTCTTTAAGTCAGATATTACTTGATTTGCCGACTTATATAAGATAGGTATACCTTTATTTTGTTTCCATTCTTTAGTATTCTTAGGAAAGTCATCAATCAATATGTTGCCGTTCGCATAGACTTTTTTCTCTGTTCTACGAACTAAATGTATTCTACTTGCGTCTGTAAGTTTAGTATTTCTTTGTAACCACAACTGTTTACCTTTGATACTGTTCTTATCAAAAGGTGTGTAAGCAGATAGAATATGTGGATTGAATTTCTTGATATAGAACCAAAGTTTTTGACCATCTTTAGTCCATGGTAGTGTTGGCCAAAACATAGGATAGTTATGTATTGGATCCCACTTGTATTGTGTATTAGGTGCCTTAGACCAATCATTAACATCAGAAAAACCTGCTGTCTGCATTGGTCCAGGCATACTTGGATCTTTAGACTTGAGTTTAAACATGTTCTCTATGCCTTTGCGAAAGTCACAAAGAACGCCGTCCATATCACAGTATATAGTAGGGAGACTATCTGCTTCTTGGACTAGTGTTATTCCTCGAATAGTCTCCGCCAAAGCGGAGTATTTCATATTACTTTTTTGCTTTTCTCATAGCAGCAAAGTCTTTACCATCAATATCGCCGTCTTTGTCTTTATCTAATTTCTTTTGACCGCCTACTAATTTTTCGTCAGTCTTTTCTTTACCTTTTTCTTTTGCCTTAATTGCTTTTTGTAAAGCAGGTGGTAACTTCTTTTGACCAGCAGTTAACTCATCTACTTTTGCTTCAGGTGTGTAGAACATATCTGTAATTGTATCTACTAAAGATTTGATTTTACCTTGTTGTGCTTTTGCAATCTCTTTGTTTAAATCTTCACCATGTATTTTAACAGGTGTGTCTTCGCCCTTAGCATCATTTTTATTTTTCTTTCTCATATCTTTGCCAGAATTTTCATCATCTTTATGGCCAGGTTTATGAGTTGCTTTCATCATCTTGCCTTCTTTAGCAAGTTGTTCTTTTTCTTTTTGTGCCGTTACAGCAACACTATCCATAACTTCAGGTTTACCACCTTGTTGTTCGTTTTGTCTATTAGTGATATCTGATATCACAGATGCTAGAGATCCTTTCTTTGGTTCCCCAAAGTATGTTGGATTCCAACCTACAGTTTTCTTACTCATTTTATTCTCCCTAAAATTTTATTTTACCACGTTTTTGCGTGATTTTTAATTTATATCTTACCATGTCCACAACTTCTGGTGGCATGAAATAATTTAACATGTTAGCAATAGAGTCTTTTTCTTGTCTACTACCTCTCATCATCTTTTCAATTCTGTCAATCACTTTAGGATCAACTTCTTTAAATTTGCCTTTTTTAACTTCACTTAACTCTTGGTTATCATCAGCAAATAATTCTACATAAGGTAAAAAATCTTCTGGCAATTGTTTCCATTTCATTCCATGATACATGACTAATGCCGCCTTTGCACCTGTAGTTAAAACAGGTATGTCTGCTTTTACTAGTTTCAATAAGTTTGCCTTTGGAAATCTTTTCATCATGCCACGCAACTTCTTAAACTTTTCAGGATTGATACCAGTCTCTTTACCTTTGAGTGGCATATACTCTTTTCTTAGTCTTTCGATTTGTTTATCAGTAAATTCCTCTAAATCAGTTTCGTCACTAATATCTTTTTCTAATTCTTTTGCTTGTGCCTTGTGTAAACCACTTGCTTTCTTTAGACCTTTAACTACTTTCTTTATAGTAGGTTCGTCTTCTTTATCTAAATCCTCAGATTTTTGAATGTCTGCCATTTGTTTTTTCAATATAGCAACTTTCTTAATCTTGTCTATTTGTTTTTTAGCCTGATCAATAGGGTCTTGTGTTTCACCCTCTTGTTCTTTTTTGACCTTGTTCATTTCTGCCAAGATACTTGCCATTGATTGATTATATTTCATAGTTTCTCTCCGTTGTACTATTTATACTAATTGTCAACTTTAGCGCCTGCACGCCATTGATAACACGACCAGTATCTTGCTTTTGTTTTAGGTCCTGGGTTGTCACAATTATGTCTCGCTCTAAACGAAGCACGTCTACCAGGATCATCTCTTTTGATAGATAAACCTGTTGTATCACCAAATGATACTTTCTTTACCTTATCACCGTCTTTTACATAAACATAAAACTTCTTTGACCCACCACGAATAGGGTCATTTAAATTTACTTTTTTACCTTGAAACTCTGCCTCAGTAATCTCTAAGTCTGAGTATAAGTCATTTTCTTCACAAAACTTATCTATTTGTTCTACTTCTTTTCTAGTTTTCATTACTTACTACCCCTAACTTTTGCGGCAAGATCAGAATCCGCTTTACCCCATGTGCCACTTGATTTAGTAACAAAAGAGTTAACTCTAGCCATCGCCCATTGTTGTTGAGAAGCACCTGGTCTATGACCACCACGCCATGCTGCCATGCCTCTATTATATACTTTCATTAATATACCGTAAGGCATACCTGATTTCTTTGCTTTGTTTCTAACACCTGTGTTTTCACTTACAACATCATCTATCATTTCAGAAACAGTTTTATCTAAATGCACTCTATAGTCTGCACCATAATGGTCTCTCCATTTGTTAATAGTTTCTTCACTCTCTGACCATGACTTTATATCTGCAATCTCTTTAACTTCTTCCTCACCATACATTTTATCAAACTTCTTTGTAAATGTAGATGGTTTAGTTTTAGCCTTAGCATCACCAGGATGTTTTCCCGATTTAGGATATGCGTCTGGATCATCATGATGTTTTTTACCAAATCTTGCAAAAGATGTATTTCTTGATTTCTTATCTTTCTTAGATAATGTTTTATAATATTTTTTAGGTTGCGTACCAGGTTTTGCTTTTACATCTGGATCTTGTGCAATTTTCTTTTCATTAATATCTAAATCTAACTCAGTTTCTTCTTTTTTAACTTTTACATCATTACCATGTTTCTTGCGTAGTTTATGCCAAGCCGATCTAGCTTCACTCTCACTCTTATGTCTAGATACTTCTTTACCTTTAAGAGTTATAACAATATCACCTTTCTTTTCGTTAATCTCATCTTCAAATGATGAAAATGATTTTAATTGATCAGCATTCTTTTGTAATACTAGTTTCTTTTTATCAACATCTTCAACTTGTATTTCACTATCAATATTATTTGCAGGTGTAATTTCATTTAACCATGCTTTCTCAACCCCACCATCTTCCATTTCATATTGAACATAGTTTGGGCCTCGTTTAATAATTTTACCTACATTGCCATTGTTATTGTTTTCAACTATATCGCCCATATTAAATAAATTATTGTTATGATAATGCTCTCGTATTGTTCTCAAATTTTCATCCTCGGGTGCCATATCTTCGTTCACGCCCATACCTTTTTTTAAGTCTTTAAATAATTTCATAGCGTCCTTCTCCTTGGTGCCTGCGATAAGACCTGCTCTAAAACTTTTGAAATCGTTAACAGAAGCGAAACCTCTCATCTTACTCGCACTCATGCCTGTGGCACCAGCAGCGTCAGCGTCTCGTTCTCCTGCACTCACAACTTCTACAGTATCAAAGTTATAATCTTTACCGTTATATTTTTTAATTAGTTTTCTAAATTCTGAAACCCTATCACTACCTGCAATCATATACACATCTGTGTATTTCTTATCAAATCTATTTTTCAATATTTCCATAAATGTACGTTCATTGCCTGTTGCAGGCATTAGTTGTATACCACGAGGATATAACTTTTTCAAATAATCTAGTTTTTGTTTTACTGTCAATGGATTTTTATTTTTATCCTGACTTGCACTTACATACAGCACAGGTAAACCTCTTACTCTTTTTGCTATAGTAATAATTCTATCAATGAGTTTTTGATGACCAATAGTAGGTGGATTCAAACGACCAAATGCAAAAACAACTGGTTGTTTTCTACCTACTTTACTTCTTAATAACTCATTAAACTTTTTCATTTGTATTTGTCACTTTTCTTTTTTTCACCATCTGCTCTAGGTATTAAACCTTTTGCCTTCAAGTGTGCTTTATCTGTAAACCCTGCCTTACCTGCTTTATATCTTTTCATTGCGTCAGCAGTATTAGGTGCGTTTTCAGTAAACTCTCTAAAACTTTCTTTTATCTTTGCGTCTTTAATAGGAACGCAATTGGGCACTTGTTTACCACCTTTGTTTTTCATACCTACTTGTTTGTAACCTTTCCAACAGGCTTCAGTAATAGGATCATAAAAATCTTCGTCACTCATTTTGCTCTCCTTTTTTCTAACTCTTGTCTCATCCATTGTTTTGCATAATAACTAGAAACTGGTTGTTTTACATATTTACGAACCATCTTATATGCTTTATCTAGTATATTATCATTTGCTTTATTATTGTCAATAACAATAAAATTTTTCATACCAAATAGTCTTTGTAACTTACCCATATTCTGTTGTATTTCTGCATGACTTTTTTTCACAATGTCAACTGGCACTGTTCTATCTCTAGCAGCATTT